ATGAAAAAAATCATTATCTCGTTATTACTACTGGCAAGTTCAGGGGCCGCGCTGGCTGCGCCACAGGTCATCACCGTCAGCCGTTTTGAGGTTGGCAAAGATAAGTGGGCGTTTAATCGGGAAGAGGTGATGCTGACCTGCCGTCCTGGTAACGCGCTGTATGTCATCAATCCCAGTACGCTGGTGCAATACCCATTGAATGATGTTGCCAGACAGCAGGTAGAGAGTGGGAAAACTACGGCGAAGCCAATCGAGATTATCCAGATTGACGACCCGGCGAAACCGGGCGAAAAAATGAGCCTCGCCCCGTTTGTGGAGCGTGCAGAAAAGCTCTGCTAATTGTCAGATGTAGCGTTCTGATTTCCAATAAAAAACCGCAAGGCTCGCTCAGGAGAACTTGCGGTTTTTACGTTTAGATGTGTGACAATCGTCCTTTTTTTCAGGCCACTTTAGTCGCGGACTGGAAAACCTGGCGCTGTCATCTATTCTTAAATGGCAGGGTAACTTAGCCTGCATTAATGCCAACTTTTAGCGCACGGCTCTCTCCCAAGAGCCATTTCCCTGGACCGAATACAGGAATCGTATTCGGTCTCTTTTTATCGGGCTTTAATTTCAGTTACTTAGGACTCCATGTCCGAAAATGTCCGAAATTTGTCCGAATTTTCATATTCGGTTTATTCTACCAGAGAGTTGACTCTACCTCCTTTTTAAGGAGTTTCCAATAGAATATGCACGTTTTATGTACCACAAATATGTAACTTATTAGTGATAGCTGAACACTGCTTGCGTTCAAAACGAAAAAAAACTAAGATAAAATCTGCTTAACGCAACAGGGTATCTAAACAGTATGGAAGATGTAAAAACACAGATTGATAATGTTCTCACCACTGCCTTCCGAAGAGAGTTCTGGCTCGATCTTCAAGAGGAAATGTCTGCGATTTATCTGGCTGCACAGAACATTGTCACTGGTAGTACTTTGAAATTAGAGCGTCCAGAAATCGTTCGCTTACGACCTCAGGTTCGACACTACAGCCTGAATGGTGCGTTTCGTAGGGCTGCACGAGCAGCTGGTTACGAATGGACTGATGCAGAGACCAAGCCTAAGGGTGAAAACTATGTGATCATAAGATCTAATCGGGTTCGAGTTAGTCGTATTGGACTTAACCATGATGAGCAAAAGATCAAATCAGCGAAGCATCGAGCGCTTATTGCAGAGTTGAATCAGGATTATGAAGGTTATACACCTGATTTTTTTGAGCATGCTCTAAATAACAATGGTAGTAATGCGTCAGGAAGCTTAGGCGTGTTAATACTTAATATCAATCCTCCTTTATCGTCTGAGCAGTACCGGATGCTTGACCTAAGGGTTGTAGTCCCTTTCACAAACCTAAATGGTTATCACTATAATAAGTCTATCAGTGAAATCTTAGAGCTATATGCTGAAGAAAGGGAAATAGTTGTTCCTGATATCGCGATTCCTGTACTGAAGAAGCGCATGAAGGAACAAGAAGGTTAATTTGGTGATTATATGAGAGTGGGAATTTCTGGCTTCGAACCTGAGAGATTAACTCAAATTCGTGAAGCAAGAGGTCTTTCAAAAATCAACCTTGGACGCTTGGTTGATCGATCTCCTTCAACCGTTACAAAGTGGGAGAATGGGAGTCACTCTCCTGATGCTGAAGTGTTAGCTTTATTAGGGCAAGTGCTCAACTGTCCCATCGGATGGTTTACAAAGCCTGCTTTCAAAAAGGAAAATAACCCAGTATTTTTCCGTACATTAGCAAGTACTGCAAAAGACCTTTGTACTTCTTCTGAACGTTATATGGAATTACTTCAAGAAGGGTGTTCTTTTTTACAGGAATCTCTGGATTTACCTGTTGTGAATATCCCTTTCTTAGAGGTGGATGACTATCGTGCTATTGATGATGAGCTGATCGAGGTTATGGCTTCGAAATGCCGTGAAAAATGGGGGTTAGGCATTTCTCCAGTTAAAGATTTACTGCTTTCTATTGAAAATGCAGGGGTCATTTGTTCTAGATTTGAACAAGGCAGCGCTGTCATGGATGGTTATTCTCAATGGAATGAGGAGGAGGCGCGTCCATATATTATCTTGGCTACAGATAAAGATAATTATTATAGAAGTCGCTTCGATGCAGCACACGAACTTGGGCATATCGTACTCCATCGATTTGTAAAAAGATTGGATCTAATCAACTTTAAACCAATCGAGGAACAAGCAAATAAATTTGCAGCTTGCTTTATGTTGCCAGAAGAATCATTTTCGGTGGAGTTACCGCCATATCCTACTTTAGAGAACTTTGTTTCTCTGAAAAGTCGATGGGGTATGTCCGCTCAAGCAATGATACATAGAGCTAAGTCATTGGAGTTGATTTCACCATTAGAATATCAGCGACTTTATAAAAGTGTATCTGCTCGCGGTTGGAGAAAAGGCGAGCCGCTTGATGATTTAAGAAAACCAGAATCAGTAAGATTATTACCTCGTTGCGTGAAGTTATTATTAGACGAAGGCGTTTTCACTAAATCTAGTTTTCTAGAGGAGTTAGAAATGTCTAGGGTAGATGTTGAGGACATTTTCTCATTGCCTAGAGGATTCTTAACTGAATCTACCGTCATGGAGTTAATGACTAGAGTAAGACTTAAAAATAAAACTAATGAAGGAAATGACACAATTTGCTCCAATAAGGTTGTGAGTATTTTTAATAATAAAAAATAAATTTCTTTCTATTGCCGCATTTGACCAATGCGGCATTTTTAAATATTCAAAATGTTTTTTTGCTATAAATCTCTTATTAAGAGAATCAATTCAGATCAGCACATACTCTTTTTTTCTCGTATCAAGATACTTCTCAGTCATTTTTTCTGATTTGTGCCCCAGCAGTTTTTGCGCAAAATCCTTCCCGAATTCCTTCTCATACATCCTTCCCGCCAGACTCCGAATTTCATGAAATGAAGGTGGGTTTTCTGAAAACTTTAAACCAGAAAAATTTCGTGCTTTCACAAAACCTTTTGTCAGACTGTCCAGGTTTATGCTTCCGTCTTCACTGTTTTTTCTGATCCCGGGGCTTATCAAGAAATCGCATCGACTGACAAGCCGGCAGCGATCGATGACGGTCGACAGTCTCAGGCCGGATGCTTTCAATGTCAGTGAAAGTGGGATCGCCAGGCAGGACCCGGTTTTTTGTTGTTCGATGTATAGTCGGTCATCTTTAATGTCACTGAAGCGCATCCGGGCGACGTCCTCACGACGCTGACCGGTGACCAGAGCGAGATCCATCGACAGGCCGAACCATGCTGGCATTCGCTCTGCACCAGCACGAACGGCCATAAACATTTCATATTCCAGGCGCTCGCGCAGCACTTTAATTTTCGGTGCTCGAGTTGGGTCAACAGGATTGGAATCAACACGCCCTTCCACAACGGCCTCACGGAAAACATCAGACAGTACTGATCGCATGGTTCCTGCCATTGTTGCTTTGCCGCACTCCGTCCAGCGCTCAATAAACTCGGCCACATCGCGGGTGGTTATGCTGGCCAGTATCATTACGCCAAAGTATTCTCTAATGGTCGCCAACTGCCCGGCACGAACTTTGTAAGTATTGGCCGCCAGCTTGCGTCGCTGCAGGATAATTTCGTACCGATCGAGCCAGTTACCCATGGTGTATTCATTAGTACCTTTCAACTGTTCGAGCAGGGCGATTGGAGTGTAATTTTTATCGATGTAGTGATTTGCTTCGATGGCCTGGGCGATCGCTTCCCTGCGCGAAATTTTACCCAGAGATATCTCTTTTCCGTCGACGGGATTGCGCCAGGAATATGACTTCCTGGCTTTACGATAGGTCAGATTCTTAGGCAAATTAGCGTCATACTTGTCCGGCCTCGCCATCGATAATCCTCTCTATCAATCGCCCTTTTAACGGGTATCTGCTCTGATTTGTGTTAACAGTCTTACAGTATTTGTTTGGCCTGATAAAAATGGCATCGGGCCTGACTTTGTACTCTGTTCCCTCTTTTTCCGGAGGCGGGTAAATATTACCGTTACGCGCCCATTTTCTGAGTGTTCCTATCTGCGGAGGCTCTTCATAGCGTTCTTCCGCCCAGCGCTCGAGTGATAAAAGTTTCATATGCACCTCGATAGCCAGCTGCGATCATACGTCACGCAGCAGGCGCAGGTTGATTGTCAAAAATCAGTCAGGTTTACCGCTGGTTTAACCCGGCGCCGCTTTTTCCTGGCTTTCGGCTTTATCGTTGGCTTTACGATTTGTGGTAGTGCTGGCGGTAAAGAATGGGAATGTTCGCTAATACGCTTACGATCCCCCATCATCCACACGAGTCTTGCTGTCCAGTCTCGCCCGTCATCACAGACGTGCAGAGAGCGAATCAGGGCTTCATCGCCGGTTAAGTTGTCTGTCACTGCTCCGCCTCCGCACTTATAACCCCAGCGGCCAACGCTGCGGCCATGTGCGGCAATTCGTCGAAATCGCCGCGGTATGCCGGGTTTGCACACATCCCATGCAAAGCTGCGAGCGTCAGCTGCTGGCGGTAGGTGAGGGCCATCGATTCAGGTTTTGGCGCAGATACTGTTTCTGGTTCCTTTTTCGGCTTAATGGTAACCACGGGAGGATCCATCACCACTGGTTTTGGAGGTTCCGGGCGACGATACTCCACGATCGCATCGAGTGCGATTTTCTGACGTACGGCGACATCGTCAGACCAGCCATAAAGAATTGTCGTTGCGACATCGTGAATTTCTTCATCGTTGAAATTTGGCGACAGACAAAATTCAGTGGTAGCAATATCGATGATCAGTAGATGAAGAATGTCAGCAATAATATGACCGGTGCATGCCACAACGCCTTCCGCTTCTTCTTTACCCATAATGTCAGTGCGTCCGGAAAGCAGGTCGTTCAGCGCGTGGGCAATCTCAATTTCATGTTCATCCAGAAGTGGGCGGTCGTCTTTCTGTTCGGTCACTTCCGTTTTTTCGCCCTCATTTGAGGCGCTATTGGCAAATGCTGCATCCAGTTCTCTGTTGAGTTCTGCAGCGCGAGCCGGGCAGACTGCTGGTGGTAAATTTTCGTCCTGTAACGTCTGTTCGGTTTTACCATCAGATTTTGCTCCATCATTTTTTTGTGGCAGCGGGGCAGACGTACGGCCGCAGGCAATATCAATGACCAGTTGTGGTGGATTAACGCAGTCAAAGCCTGCAATGCAGCTATCGATGTATTGGCGAAGTTCTCCAGGGTAAATATGAAGTTTTTCATCAGCGGTTTTGATGATGGCCACGATGGACGCCGGGTGATAATCATGAATACCCGGTGTACGTGAAAATGGCGCACACCAGTCATCAATCTCGACATCTTTACCGCACAGCATGGTATTGATGCGCATTTCAATGCCAACTGGAGGACTGCACACGTCGAAATCCATGGATCGGGATAATTTTCCCATGGCTGTGTGATAGCGAAGCCTGGTAGCAAGTTCGCTCATGCCTGGTTTTTTCTCATGGCGTTTTGCTGACGGAGTATCAAGCCATTTATTAATAGGCCTTTTGATATCGGTCCATTGCGCTGTTTCTTTGACGGTTGCGCGCAGATGCGCCAGCAGTTCTTCCTGGCGTTCCGGCAGCAGTGCAAGCACACGAGGTTCGCGGGAGAGGGCTTCCATCAGTTCGCGGGCCTGACTACTCTCTTCATCATTAACCAGATCCATAATCTGACCGTATTGTGTCGCTGTGATTTCCTCAACTGGCCCAAACAGCACCAGGCTGGCGGCGCGATAGTTGGCTGGCAGCGGCTTAACTGCCGTCATTTTTTCTTCAGTCTGTCCTTCGCTCATCTGATTGCCATCATCGGCAAGTTCAGGCTCAACCAGCACGCGCTCAGGTTTGCCTGTTTCAGCATTCCAGACTATTTCATCAGAGAAAAAATCAGGGGTTAATACCCCCATAAGTTCCGGGCGCGGGATGCCTTCGCCATCCTCCCACACCTTTGGTTTGAAATAATCATCAGCAAGTTCAGGCGCGGATTGCAGGAAAATTCCGTGTAACATCACCTGTGCCGCGGATTTATTTTTTGCTCTCACAGCGCCAGCGTAAACGGGAAGGTCCTTATTTTTATCAAGCGAACCCTTTTTAGGTTCGAGCATTCCAGAAAAAATATTTAATTCAATAGTCATAACAACCTCAATAATGTTTATGTGAATGGCGCGCATTTCCTCTGCTTAAATTGCAGCGCCGCGGTTCATGAATTTGTTTGTAGGAGATAGCATGCTCAAGGCTACAGAAATAAGCAGTCACTACTCTCTTATGCATTCTCTTTGTTGATTTATACATGGAGTCATCAGAACCCCATTTTTTGCAATACGGACAGCACTCAAGTGTCACTTACCCTCCCTGCATGGCTGGCTACGACAGGACCATCATTGATGGATATAGTTAGCCCTGCCAGTTAAGGCATAAATAAAAACTCTCTTAATTGTTTGAAGTTATCGAAGGGGGTAAATAAAAATTCAGCGTAAAAACTCGCTAATATTAACCCTCTGGTCATTAACTATTTTGGTCATTACTTTGATGAAACACATATCCAGCACCGCCTCATCTTTATATTTTTGAACGCCGGTTATATCAGCCACAGCTTTTTTATATTCAGCTTCAGCTGTGCGCTGGGCAATATCTTCTCTGGTAAATTTAACCATTGGTACGCACCATCCTGAGCAGTGATTCAGTGTGATCGAGAGTAGATTTCTGTTGTTCGTGCAGTGCTTCAAGTTCAGTTGTAAGGCGGTCGCGAAAAACAGGAACGCTTAACTGATAAATAAAATTATTTACTGAGCTTTCCACATCAGGATCCCCGTCCGGTATAACTGGCTGTGAATTTTTCATAAACCCTCCGGTAAAAAAGGTGCCCATCGTGGGAGATGGGCAAAGACCACGCGGCACACACAGCAATTAATCACATCTGCAAGCGCACTCCGCCTGTTTCACACCTGTCACCCATAACTGGTAAGTGAAGGAGTGCGTTTGCATGTTGCGCCCTGAAAAAGGCTGGCGGTTACCGGAAATACACGGGAAAACACCGGGCCGCCAGAACAGGGTTCTACTTCTTATTGCTTTGGCCTGCTTTTATCCACATCAGGCGCGGTGGTAGGTATCTTCGGGCGGGGGCCAGTGACCAGCTGGCATCCCTACGGTACTTTTCACCGACAACCGCGGGTTAGACGGTTCCGTTTCGTCGGATAGAGCTGTCGATGCTGGCAGTCACTCCAGCCCGTAACCCCTCCCGAAGACACCTGTTTAGAGTTAAAACTTAAAATCTGTTTCCCTTGTATCGCCAGGGTAAGCGGAACATTTTGATTCTGAGTAATCACTGCGTGTGGTTACTTGATGGAATAAGGTTAAGATTGCTAACCAAGTTTGGCAAGTTATTTTTGGTGATAAAACTCAACAAAAGAGACGTAAGAAGATAACTTACTGAAAAAGGTTATTTTTTTTCTGTTCGTTTGCGGGCTTTTAGGAGTTCTTCGAAGAGCTGGTTGAAGTTTTCAACTCGAGCCCGGAGATTTTGGATTTGAGCTTGTTGCTCTGATTCTGGCAAAGAGCGATAGAGCTCAAGCATCTCTTGTTCATCAACGCTTAAAGTTCTCTGCTCTTCAATTGAGACTGGTTCTGCAGGAGTCTGGTCTTCATCACCAAACAAAATCCAAGTAGGGCTGCACTGGAGCACCTTAGCAAGTGCATGCAGGTTCTTACCTGAAGGCTCTGTGTTGTCACTTTCCCATAGCGAAATAGTGGCGTGCGATATCCCGAGAGCTTTTCCAAGATCTCGCTGCGTTAACCCAACATCTTTGCGTCGACGTAATACTCGACGGCCTAAAGTTTCACTATTCATGTTTAGATATCTTAATTCTTCTTGACTAAAGAATTCTCACCAAATAACCTTGTTAAATAAACTCAACAAACGAGGTTGCTTAATGTACAAAATTGATGCCGTGAAATTCTTCGGCACAAACACTCAAGTGGCACATGCTGCTGGCGTCGACCGCTCTGCTGTAAGTCAATGGAAAGAACTTGTTCCCGAGCGCTGTGCTCAGCGTCTCGCTGATGCCTCAAATGGCGCACTCATCTACGACAAAGACGTTTATGACCGTTACCGCCAGGCCAAACGCCTTGGTAAACAGAATACCTGCACAACCAAGAAGGAATCTGATTGATGAAAATCAACGAGATTAAATTGCTGGCCATCGAGCTGGAAGAGTGGGCGATGAAGGATGGCAGGAAAGGGGGCTGGAAAAAGATTGTCCCACTGATTACCTCGCATCACTACGGTGATTTGCTGGAAAGTCTGGCGGATATCGTGGACCCGTCAGAGTATGCGCGCCGCCTGCACAACAACACGCAGATCATCCAGCGGGCATTTCGAAATGACACACCGAACTATCGTGGCCAGGCAGCTGCGCTTGCGCCAGCAATCAGGGCTGCGATGGATGCAGAGCTGGCTGGTCAGCATGACTTACATAACCTGGTGGCCATTGCTAACCGCGAGTGCATCGAGGCGACCAGCGCGGTGCTGACTGGTAAGCCAATGCAGGTAATCCGCAAAGAAACGGCAGAGGCAATTCAGGCACTGGCCGATCTCATCCCCGGCGTCAGCATCCAGTTTAACCATATTGGTCCGCGCGCTGCGTAACAGGAGGCTCCCATGCTTGCCCAGGGATTAGTAGACCGCATGAAAAATGCGATGAAGCACAAAGTACCGGCGGAGACAGTCGATCGCAGCGCTGAACTGATTCCGGGGATGAAATACCGCAACGAACGCGGACGCATGGTGACGGTAATGAGAGTTTCTCATCTTCGGGTTATGTACCGATACGAAGGTTATCAGGACATCTGCGAGACCAGTCGCAGAGAGTTTGATTTGAAATTTAAGAAGGTGCAGCAATGAGTCTTGATGCCATGCGCTGGGCTAAGAAAGCTAAAACGGGTCGATCGTCTGCCAAGTCAGTTCTGACCTGGATGGCGGACATGTGCGGCGCAGACTTTACGACATACCCATCAATTGCGGCGCTTGCCGAGGCGACAGAACTGGATAAAAAAACCGTCCAGGCCAGCCTGCAGCATTTGGTGGAAAACGGTTTTATCCAGGATACCGGAGAGCGCCGCGGACGCACAAAGCAAATCCCCGTTTACAAGCTGGTGGGTGTTGAGGAAAGCATCGAAGACGCAGAACGAACCCAAAAACGGGAACATTACCAAAAACGGGATACTTTAAAGAAACCCAAAAACGGGACTGTTAAACCAAACGACCCCAAAAACGGGTGTATTAAAAGCGGTGAAACGATCCCGTTTTTTCCGTCAAACGATCCCAAAAACGGGATACGGAATCCCCCAGAGGAATCAAAAGACTTAAACCCCACACATAACGCGCGAGAGTCAGAGGTCGAACCAGTTAACAACAACCTGGTTCCTGAATACCCCGGACAGCCTGGTATTAATTTTCCCGCCGGAGAGTCATTTGGGAAGGTCCCAATGACCATTGACTGGAAACCGTCGGCTGACTTTCGCCAGCGCGTTGGATTCTGGGGCATAACGATCCCGGATGGACTGAACCTCAGAGCCGAGCTGAACAGCTTCATTGCCTACTGGCAGCCAGAGAATAAAGTTTTTTACCAGTCGCAGTGGGAGCAGAAATTTGCCCGCCACCTGCAACAGGCCAAACCCACTAAACCGCGAGGTAACTCACATGCAGGACTGGATCCAAACTCCACAGCAAACGCAGCTGTACAGCGAGCACGCGCAGCACGCGCTGCACAACTCCGCGCTCGAGGAGAAGGCGTGGAAGTTCTGGGTTCTCATGCTGGAAATATACTCCAGCCGGTGGGAAACCAAAAACGGATCGGCTCCGTCGGACCTATGGATTGCTCAGATTGGGAATTTGACCAGCGACCGGATGACGAGCGTCTGTAACGCGATGGTTGCTCGCTGTGCGGCGGGTAATTCATGGCCACCTGACCTGGCTGAGTTCGTGACGCTGGTGGCTGACTGTGACGGCGGGAAGCTTGGACTGAAGGTTTCGGACGTTATGGCGGAATACAGGAACTGGCGCAACGAATCTTACCGTTACGCCAGCACTGAGGAATATTTCATTGACCGCAAATGTAATCCGGTCCTGTACCAGATTTGCACCGAACTTCGCCGAACTGGTGTTGAGCGACAAATGACCCAACCCGAGCTGGAGAGACTGGCTGCGGACCAACTGGTGAAGTGGGAAAAACACCTGGAGGATGGCAAGCCGATCCCTCCGGTAAGAAAACAGATTGCGGCGCCACGCCATCCGGCAGGACCGACACCCGCGCAGCAGCTGCTTGAAGAATACAAACGCCGTAAAGCGGCTGGCTTAATTTAACCTGGAGAATTTTATGGAAACCATTTTAGACGTACTGAAAGCGATGGAAAAAGCGACTGCCCGGGAAATTGCGGCGCGCATGAAAATTGAACCTGCGGCGGTGATCGGGATGCTGCGTGAACACGAAGAGCGTAACGAGGTTGTTCAGGCTAACGGGTACTGGAAAGTTGCTACCGGGGAAGTTAAATCACAGCCCACGGCGGCCAGTTCTGTCAGCAAAACACCAGCAAGTGTATCAGTCAGCGACGTCATCGCATTACTGGCGGAACATGGACCACAGACATCTCTGGAGCTGGCAACACTGGCAGGCATTGAGTCAAAACGTGTGGCGCCAATGCTGACCCACCACATGACAAAAGGGCGAATCATTCGCGAAAAAGTGGGCAGCAAGTTTGTTTATTCGGTGCCGGCCACTGCGTCAGTGAAAAACAAAAGCTCTGCACCACGGGGACCGGAGACATCAACTCCACCAGTACCAGAAAAATCTGTTACTGAAATTGTTGAAGAAATCCCCGCTTTCGTCAGCCGTCCTGATGATCTGCTGATCCCGACGGTGCGTGGCATCTCAAATGAAATTCGCCGCACAAAAGCGAAGCTGACCAAGCTGGAAAAACTTCGTGAAGCCGTTCGCAGCATTCGAAAACACGGCGCGCTGATGCAGGAGCTGGCGCAATGAAACAAAGCGAATTACCACGCTGTCCGGAGTGCGGGAACATGCCTGAATACGCACTGAAGCCAAATCATATGGGGTGGGTATGGGGCGGATTAAAATGCCCGTATGACCATTACCGTGTGAATTTGAACGGTCCAGCGGGCAGCCGCGCGCAGGCAGAAAAAAAGCTGGCGCCACAGTGGATTGAATTAGTCGCCCAACTTCGCAAAGGAGCAGCGCTATGAGCATTGTCGACGATTCACATCTGACCGACGAAGTGGTCAACGCCGCTTTCGAAGGTACCAATTTCGGGCGTACAGACTTTCGCACCATCCTGGCTGAAACAGTCATGAAGCGTGCTGCTGGGTATCACTCAGGATGGACCGCAACGACAATTTGCACGCGCCTCGGGCTACTCGGGAAGCAGGAACGTCCAACTAAGCTCGGGATGACGTTCGCTTTCCATCACTACTACAAGCCATGCGTTCGCAACGCACTGATGCCAACTCAGGAGGCAGTCCAATGACAGCACTCAACAAACAGGTGCTGCGCGAAAAAATAAAAAATAATCGCGAATTTTTCGACACTCAGACCATCATCGATGTTGATGTGCTGGAAGCGCTGCTGGATGAGCTGGAAACCAAAGAAGAACAGCGCGCCAATTGGTTTCAGATGGCGCAGAAGTTAGGCGAGGATTTGGATGCCGCAGAGAAGCGCATAGCAGAGCTATCTGCGAGCCACAGCAAATTGCGCGACACGATGGCGACCATCCACAACACAATTCGAATGGACGGCGGCTATACGCCACTGGCAGCAATCCTTAACGCTGCTAAACGCGCACATGAAGAATCAGCAAGCGCCGCTGGCATTGGCGTGAAGGGGGAGTGAGCGATGTGGGTATTAATTATCTGGATGCTTGGCGGCTACAACGGGAGTAGCCCCTCAATAACCACTCAGGAATTTAACTCAGAATCAGAGTGTCGCTCAGCCTTTGCTGAAGTTAAAAAGATAAACGACGGTGAAACATATCTTCGTGGCGCATGTACGCCAAAGGACTAACCCATGACAACTAACAACCACCCGGCGCACGGTCCTGTATCACTCGATCGGCTGCACCAGATAAGCGAAATACTCAGCAAAGCAGCAGCACAAAGCGACGGCGGTAATCTCGGCTACGCAATGGCTGATGCTGTGAAGGTGATTAATGGGGCGATTGCATCGTTTGGTGCTGAGCATGATTACGACATTCATAGGGATGCTAACCGTTACCGCTTCCTGCGTGATAAAGATGCCTTTGGTGACGAAGGCGCACAGGGCTTAGCCAGTTGGGATGACCTTGCTGAACTGGATACTGGAGACTTTGACTCCGCAGTTGATGCGAGGCTTCTTAGCTGTGAAATGCCGCAACATATCCTAACTGAAGCTCATGAGAGAACGGCAACAGCAGGGGTTTATGCAGAACTTTACCGATTGCGGGAGGAGATAAAAGGCCCTAATGGGTTTGATACATGGAAGGATGCAGCAATAGCAGAAAGGAAAGCTAGAGTTGAACTTGAAAAAGCAGGTCCGCGTTTTGGCGATATTGATTATCTCGGCGCAATGTCGGCTTTCCACTCCAATGAATGGCATAAAATGGGGCCAATTACTGGATATATGCACGGCTGGAACGCATGCTGCGCCGCCATGCTTCAGGCTGGCAACTCTCCGGTATCTCCGGATGGTTGGAAGGTAGAGGCAGAGCGACTGGCTGAGATACATGGCTGCAGCTTTGTTGTGTTCAGGAATGGCGAGGAACCTCAGTGCGCTGACCCTACAAAGGTCATTATCTCATTCACGGACAAAGGTCTTGGGCATCATTCGTCAGCACTGCAGCCGGAGGTGAAATGCGGCTAATACCCACTCCTACATAGTGGTTATTGTCTTGATATAATGAGACTCCAATAACAACTGGAGTCTCATTATGATGTCTTTCACCACCTGCAAGCTGCAATACAGCACAAAAGCTGCCGTTCAAGCTTCCACCTTAGATGCGAGTCGTATCGTCGTTGAAAGGGATGGTTTGTACCTTAAGGAAATGTACATCACTGGCCCAGCTGAATTTATTGGGCGCTGG